TGCCGCCTCTTTTGTCATAGCTTCAACGGAAGATGAGTTAATAAAAGAGCTTCTGTTGAGCATGAGCAGATTTATGTGACTGATGATGCGCCCGAACATGGTGGAGTCTGTTATGTCGAAGTGCAGCTCCCCGTAGCTTGACGCAGCAGGATATATGCCATAGTAAGTTATGGCGGGTGCGCCGTTGAGAATTGCGGGAACGCCGTAGTTCACGCACATTGTCACAACGCTTGGGAACGCCGCGAGAACGGCTGAGAAGCCAAGCGATTCAACAACCGTACCCACGCAGCTCGAGACCGCCGCCGATATTGTAAGACCGGCGAGCACACATATCACGTTGTGCACCGCATAGAACAGGAAGGTTCGCCAGAGCATGACGGACGAGCCGAAATAGTGGAGGTTGAGCCCGAGCGAAACAGCGAGCGGGACGAGTACCGCCGCGAGCATCATGAACACGCCCGCAAGAAGACGCGCGGTGTAGAGGTCGGCGCGCTTGATACCGAGACTGTAGTAGACGTTGACGGTCTTTTTATTGGTAACGAATCTGAACAGCAAAACGCCGACTAACAGCGATATCACAACGAGCAGAGCGGGGTAGAACGAGATGAGCGGTTCATATGCCGCGCGCTCCGAGTCGAAGATAAAGACCTCATACGCTTCGCGCATTAACTTCATAACGTCCTGACCGGTGATAGCGGCCTTGTTCTTTGCTTCTCTCAATACATCCCAGCAGAAGCCAGTGAGATAGAAAAACATGCTCACTGCAAATGTCAGCAGCGGGAGAATGAAGTTCTTTTTCATCGCGTGCGCGACGGAGAACCAGAAAGTGTTCTTATATTTTTTCTTCATCTGTTCCACCTCATTTCTTCTCTTCGGTCTTGCCGAAGATGTCCTTGAAGTCGTAGTCGCTGCCCTCCATCTCCTCGAGGAAGATCTCTTCGAGCGTGAGCGGGAATTTTTCGATCATCAGCGGTTTCATATCCTGAAGCTTCTTCTCGTTTTCGTCCATGTCGCCGTTGGCGCTCAGAGTGATTATCTTTCCGTCCTTCGAGAAGTGCTTGATGTCGAGCGCCTTGAAGTCGCTCTCTTCGAGGTCGCGGTCAAAGACCAGCCTGAACTTGCAGCGCGAGCCGCTGATGTCGTCGACCGAGCAGTCCATAACGATGCTCTTGCCGTTTATCAGCGCGATGTGGTCGCACATGTCCGCAAGGTCGTGGAGATTGTGGGATGAGATTATGACCGAGCATTCCTCCTCCGCCATGTATTCGAGCAGGAGGTTCTTAATAAGATTCCTCTTTGCCGGGTCGAGTCCGTCGAAGCTCTCGTCGAGCAGAATGACCTCGGGCATCGTGGACATTCCGAGAATTATCTCGGCCTGTCTCTGCATTCCCTTTGAAAAGCCGCGTATGCTCTTCTTTGTGTCAAGCCCGAAAACCTTTGAGAGCTTGTGCATGGTGTCGAAGCTGAAGTGGGGATAGTAGCCCGCATAGAATTTGCCCATGCTCTCTATTGTCGCGTTGGGCTCGAAATAGAGGTCATCGGGGACATAGAAAAGTCTCTGCTTAACCTTTGCGTTGTCAAAAACATTCTCGCCGAATATTTTGACCTCGCCCTCGTCGGCTCTGTAGACTCCGGCGACCGTCTTGAGAAGCGTTGTTTTGCCCGCGCCGTTGTAGCCGACAAGCCCGTATATTGACGACTTTTCGACTTTCAGCGAAAGATTCTGAATGGCGGTGAAGTCCTGAAACCGTTTTGTAACGCCGATTACTTCAATCATAATTCTTCCTCCTGAGTGTAGATTTCATTGAGTATGTCGATAATTTCCTGCTTTTTGAGTCCCTTGGCGCGGGCGGCAGAGATGGCGTCCGAAACTTCGGACACCGCCGTGTCGTGCACCGAATCGTTCTTGAAAGCCTTTTCGCTGACGAAGCTTCCCTTTCCGGGCACGGTGTATATCGCACCGTAGGATTCAAGGTCGGAGAACGCCTTTTTGACCGTGTTTATGTTCACGCCGGCGTCGGTTGCGATGGATCGAATTGACGGCAGCTGCGAGTGCGGAGCGAATGTACCGACAAGGATAAGAGTCAGCAGCTGATTCCTTATCTGCTCGTATGCCGGCACGCGGCTCTGCTTGTCGATTAAGACCACAGCGATTCTCCTTTCTTTTTGATTCCGGCGCGCCGCAGTGCACCAAAATCAGAATAGGTGTGCTATCTGTCATAGCACATCTATATCATAACACAAAAAATACCTTTGTCAACACAAAATTTTAAAAAATCTAAAAACAAAAAAGCCGCCCAAAGGCGGCTTCTCTGTATTTGGTGATCCATCGGAGATTCGAACTCCGGACACCTTGATTAAAAGGGATAGTTGATTGCGCGAAAAACGTTGATATATATAGGCAAATGCGAATGTGTGTTCACAATTTGTTCCCAACCGTTAAAAAATCACGTGCGCTCAGTTATAACAAATTGACCGCTTTTTGAAGCTGATCGATGTCGACATGGGTGTAGACTTTATTGGTAACGACTTCCGAAGAATGTCCCATGAGTCGCTGAATATCCCATTTATCTGCGCCGTTGCGGTGCAACATAGAAGCAAATGTGTGCCGTGTTGCATGTGGCGTCAGGCGTGGCAGACCGAGCGCTTCAAGCGTGGGGTAATACCATTTTGCACGGAAGTAGCGCGCGGTTACCGGTACAAGCTTGCCACAGTGCTCGTGGCAGACGATAGTCGGACCGTTTTTATCAAGCCACTTTTGCAGATACGGCATTACTTTATCGGAGACCGGGACAATTCTATTCTTTCCGGCTTCGGTCTTTTCGCCGCCGCGAAGAGTATGATTTGCGGCATCCCAGCTGAACGGTGTAAGCGCCAAAAATTCATTTATTCGCCAACCTGTGTAGCACATAATCAGGATTAGGTCGGCATACATAAAGCCTTCCTTAGCGGCGGACTCAAGCTTTTGCAAATCGAGATCGCTAAACGGTACCTTTTCTTTCGTTTCTGCTTTGGGCAGCGTGACGAAGGTTGCATAATTTTTGATAACGATATCATTCTGCACGGCGTAATCACAGAGTAGGGAAGCAAAAAGTTTTATTTTTTGCAGAGAAGAGGCGGAGAGTCCGTTCTGATGTGCCGTGTCAACGACCGTTTGAAAATGGGCGGCTCGTAAATCCTTTACTTTATATGAGCCGAGGACAGCAAGCTTATTCCATGCCGCATTATAATTGTCCTGTGTCTGTTTCGCGAGATTCTTAAATTTCTGTAATTTCTTATACTCGGCGCACAGTTGTGCGAGTGTGATATTTTCGGCAGAAGCCGGAACGTCAATATGCGGGGTCTTATGCCATGCGCCGAGAGCTGTCATTGCCTCTGCCCTCGTGGCGTAGCAGCCTATCAGCTTGCGTTGCTTTTCGAGGGAATATTCGGAGCTGCTCTGCGGAGCAAGAACAGCCCAGGGCTTGCGCCGGTTTCCGCTGAGTTTGCGGATCGTTCCATATCCGTTTGGATTTTTCATAAAAAACACCGCTCCTTTACTTGTGTTTCCTCAGAGCGGGTGATATAATAAATATATCAATCCACTCTGTCGTAGGTGTGTGTTGATTTTCTTGAGCCCTCGGTGTTCCAGCACCGGGGGTTCTTTTATTTATCTTTTGTCTTTTCTGAAATGCGTTTTTTCTCCTCTGCTCTTTTGATTTGCTCTATACTCTTTTCGGGTGTCGGCAAATTCTCGGGCATGACTCCGCCGAGTTCTTCTATGGTCTTTCTAACTTTTCTTCCAACATCATAGTGCGTTTGATTTGCCTTTTCTTTGCCGCGAACCTTTTCTCTGCGAAGCTTTTCTTCCGTTTGAGTTGCACGAAAGAGATTGGCGGCGAGTTCTGTGCTGCCCATGTGGTCGAGAATATTTTGACTCTTTTTTAATCCCTTTCGACGGTGAATATCTTTAGCACCGAGACCGCCGTAGAGACCTTGATATCCTTTATTCTGAAAGATTGCATAGTCTTTGGGGTCAATGATTCCGGCATCGTGCGCGGCGTTTGCAAGAGCTGTATTGTGGCGCTTCATCTCGTTTCGAATGGCAAGCCTCTTCTGATCTTCGGTCAGCTCTTCGTAATTGTCAATGAGCTCTTGCTGGCGCGTTTTAACGGCAAAGTATGATTGCCCGAGAGCTATTACTTCTTTGCGAGGATCCCCGTTCATGACAATCAGATAACATGCATACCTGGAAAGCATAACATCATCCACCTCGCGCTCCGCGCCAGAGCCGATGTCAACCATTTTGCCAACGTCGGCAAAATGGTCATCAATTGCAAATCCGCTGTTCTTGCAGGCGAGTTTTGCTCGTTCAATCGTATCTGAAAAACGGCGCCACTGTGTGTAATCCAAAACGGTCTGAAGCTCTCTTGCAAGCCAATATTCCTGCCCGTCGTCGTTAATATGTTTTATGTCCTCAAAAATTTGCTCATTATATGTGGTTATTTCAGAAGTCATGGTTTTGAAGCCCCCTCGTTCAATTTATATATTTGTGATTCGCGCTCTTTTTGCCCCATAGCCTTCTGGCGCATTTTCTGTAAAATCCGCCATCAACAAGAATAGCGGTTTTAAACCTATCTGTAAATTCTTCTCTTTCAAACTTTAAACCACCTTTTACTATTAGTTTTTAATTATCTCCCTTACAAGAAGATACGGTATGCCCAGGATGCGATAGTGCTCGAGATCCGTGCCGGTTAACTCTTTGGGCGGATATGACGGATTGAGGGGGCTAAGCCTAACCATGTCGTCAAAGATATCGATTCTCTTAAGGGTCGCACATTCGCCGTCGTAAATAACGGCACCAACATCCCCGCTGCGCTCAATAAAGGTTTGCCGAAGAATGAGGACTTTATCGTCAGTGTGGTAAGTCGGGTACATTGAATCACCGTGTACCTTTAGAACAAAAAAGTCGGATTTGCTTCGTCCCTTGAGAAAAGAGCGCGGGACATCTATGGTTTCGCCGCTCCAATCCTCGACTGCAATTTCTTCATATCCGGCGGCAATATTGCCTATTACCGGGAACGTAACAACATCTTCTGTCACATTCGGAGAAACGAGGTTTAGCGGCTTCATGGGAACATCTGCACCCATTAACCACGGAATAGATACATTTAAAATTTTTGATATTTCTTCAGTTCTTCTTTGTTTTGGTGCATAGATTCCTTTTTTATAATTGCTTATTGTAGCGTCAGCGACATTCAACGCTCTCGCAAGTTCCGCTGCGGTCATATTTCTGCGTTCTAAGGCTTCATTTAATCTTTCTGCAAAGCTTGGCATATTGATCACCTCGCCTATACAATATCACAAAGCCAACGAAAACGCAAGTAAAAATGAAAAAAACTTTTGAAAACTTGTGAAAAAGTATTGACTTGTGAAAACGCAAGTGATATAATCAAACCAAAAGGAGGTGAAAGCGATAATGTATGATTACTCAAATTTGCTCGGCGCAATGAGGCAAAGAGGCATAACCCAAAAAAGCCTTGCAAAAAGCGTCGGAAAAAGCGAAGCGACGATTAACCGCAAGCTCTGCGGTGCAAGGGAGTTCACGCAAAGCGAAATGTTCAAAATACTTGAGATTATAGGCGAGCCGGTCGAAAGAGTCTCCTTTTATTTTTTTTACTCATCGACTTGTGAAAACGCAAGTTACAGCTAACCGAAGAAAAAAGCTGAAAAAAGAAAGAGAGGTGGGAATATGAAAATTTATGCCGTAATAATTACATTGCTTTGTATCGGCATGTTCGTCGGCTATATCAAATACAAGATAAGCACGCAGGCGCTGTCGTATTATTTGACGACAAAAAGCACCGCTCCAACCGATGACGAGCTGAAGCAGTGTGCTGAGTGGGTGATAAAAAATTGGTTCAGGAAGTGATTGAAAACTGCGATTTTATCAGATTGGTGACAACATTTGAAGCTATCTGAACCAATGCGGAAAGCGAGGCGGAACCGATTTGCCCGGCAATGTTTTTGACATTTGTCCAGACCTCATTCTTACGGACATTTGCGATAAACTCATGTCCAAGCGGTGTGAGATCCTTGATGAGACAGTCACCCGTCGTTGTCCACATCTCCACATCGAGTAGGTTTGACCATTGACACTGGCGAACATGGTAAAGAATTTCATCTCGCTGATATTTACTGTTTAACCCAAACATATTGTCATCAGTAAAGCGGAGCATTTGACTGAAAGAGGTATTTTCTTCAACAACAAAGAGAATATCCCTGATACAGTCAGGATTCAGTTTCACATTATTCACCCCCTTTCAGAGAAAGTATATCGCACAAAAAGAAATAAATCAAGAGAGGAGGGAGAGGGTGAAAACAATAATTTGTTTGCTGTCGGTGATGTTGATTATGTTTTCTGTTGCGATGGTTATCGCGATAATAACATTAATATCGGGTTGGAGGCGATAAAAATGGAGTTACTTCTGTCAGCTTCTTTCGGAGCTCTCGCTATCACCGGAGGAGTTCTTACCGTTGTTATGGCTATCGATTTGCTCAATCAATTTAGAAATCGCTAAATTAAGCCCAAGAGTAAAGTCTCGGCTACATACGGTTTTTCTGTTTGTGTGAATCAAGACATCGGAAATCGGCATTTGCTTATTTCGATAAGGAATATCGAATCGAATTACTCCATAGGTTCCCTGCATTTTAGTGAGATTTATTGGAAACTCTATGCTTCTGGCTACGGGTCCATAATGATCGGGATTTATGTATGTATAAAACGATTCTTCGCGTTGTTTACATTTTATTATTGTGCCGTCGAGAAGAACGAGATCAATTCTAACAATTGATATATCTGAACTTGCATCATTTACAAACAGGCAAGGGACGTTGCACATTAATAATCCCGACTGCGCCGCGACAGCATGGAACAAATCAATTCCGGCTTCTGAATCAATGCTAATGCTTACCTTTGTGCGCTCTTTTGCCTTGCGCGAAAAAAATTCATACAAAGATATAGCCAAGGATAAGGCCGATATAAGAATAGGAGCCCACGTCTTTATAATTTGCATATTTTTACCTCCTTAAAGAAAATTATATCACACAAAAGGAAATAAGACAAGAAAGGAGGGAAAAGAGAAAGAGAGGTGAAGAGATGAACAAAAATTTTTATATTACAATCACTTAAAAGGAGGTACATAAAATGCCGCGAGTTTTGAAACCGAAGCCTACAAAAGAAGAAATCCTCGCGATTGACGGCAGCGTGCCGGTTGAGATGGCCGCGAGGTATCTCGGACGACCTAAAGATTTTATTTATAACGGACTGCAGAAGCAGGCGCTGCCGATCGGCACCGCATACATCCGCGAAAAAGAATGGTGCTACGACATAAGACCGCAGGCGCTGGTTGAATACAACGAGCATGGCGGAGTAATGCAGCACAAGGAGTTTGAACACTTCGTGCGCGCGATGATAGCCAACGCCGTTGAAATGGCGCTATTTGCAGAGGACTGAATAAAATATTTGGTCAGTGTAATTAACCCCTCTCTGCCACAAAAGGCGAATGGCAAGAAAATGAAATTAATGCAATAAGAAAGGAGATGAAAGCATGACAAGGTTTAAAAAGCGGATAAAAAGGGCTCGTCGAATCGAAACCGTTACGCTTACACAGCCGGCGTACTGCCGCGGAAATAGCAACTGCGGCAGAGACCGGCGTGGGTTGTGGCATTGTAACTGTCTTAACCAAAGTAAGCAAGAGCCCCGAAAACAGCAGCAACAATAGAGGCTATTGTTGCTACAACGGAAACGACTACAGTAACGACGAAGCGAATCCGATCTGTTTTCTCTTTTGAGGCAGGTGTCTCGACCAGCTGATGAATCTCATCGACACCGGGAAGATAATACCGCTTATATGACAAGTCAATCACCCCCCTTCAAGAGAAAGTATATCACACAAAAAGAAATAAAACAACGAGAAAGGAGTTCTTGCGATGTCTCAAACGGCAGAACTCGACCTGTCGGTGGTGCCTGACAGCGAGATGACGCATTTAGCCCGGTCAACGCTTCGCGCGGTAGAACGGTATTTTGAAATCCCGGGCGTCAGAGAAGAGTACGAGCTGTGGCTCAAGAAAAGAAAGACGGCTTAAAGAAGAAAAAGAAAGGAAGAAAAGAAAATGATTAAAAGCTTAAAGGAAGCTCACAATGCCCAGATCCACTATTTAAAAAGTGGCGATATCGACAAAGCGGCAACGATGTCCGAATTGTTGAGCGTAATGCTCGCGCAGGAGATTTTAAATGCTTTCGGCGGAATCGGAACAATGGACATGTGTGTAATTGTGGCAGCCTGCAAACTGGCAATATCAGCTGTTGAGGATTCCGCCGAAAAAGCCGGGCTTACCGCTGAAGAAGTGCTTGGCGCGGCGGACGACCTTGCTACTTTGGCAAACCGGCACACCACAAGGCTGACTATTGTCAAGCCGATGCACAAGGGGGCTGGCAATGATGACTAAAGACTTGCTTATCATCGGCGCGGTTGTCGCGCTGGTGGCGATTATACTTCTTGCGGCTCTGCCGGAGATAACGAGCGCGATGCCGGATGTTTATTATGTCGATCCGACCGAGCCGGAAGCAGCGACGGAAGCAGAGCCGGAAACGGTTTTGCAGTCAACTGCAAGTGTCAGATACGCCCTGACCGCCGCCGAGCGCGATGAGGTTGAGCGGGTAGTCATGGCAGAGGCGGGAGCCGAGCCGTACATAGGTCAGATGGCTGTTGCGCAGTGCATCCTAAACGCCTGCGAGCAGGAAAACGCGCGCCCCGCCGAGATCGTCAAACGATACGGCTACACCGACAAGCGCCCCGAGCCGAGCTACAAAGTCAAGAGCGCGGTCTCCGATGTCTTTGACGACGGCGATGTGGCGACGGATGCCGAGATACTGTATTTCTACGCGCCGGAGCTGTGCCAAAGCATATGGCACGAGTCGCAGACCTATGTCTGCACCATCGGCGGGCATAGATTCTTTGAGGAGGCAGGAAAATGATTGATAATAAAGACTTTATTGCGGCAATCCACAAGATATCAAAGCAGGCTGAATCTCTCGCCTGCCACCGTTGCGCAATTATCCGCGCCGCGAGGAAACGGCTTGAAGAGCCGGCCGCGTCGCCGTGGATAAGCGTCGATGACAGGCTCCCGGAAGATTGCCAGGGGGTATTAGTAATTGCAAACGGCAGACCACGAGAGCATGTGAGTTTAGTTAATTCCTACGAAATCGCAACATTTTTTATCGATGAAGGTTGGTATTTGGACGAATTTCCGGATTGGGAACAGCCGCAGGTGACATTCTGGATGCCTTTACCGGATTTACCAAGGGAAGCAGAACCGGGGCTTTATCACAAGTATCGCGTATATGACAACGAAAGCGGTGCGTCAATTGACGGATGCTTTGTGCTGCGTCCCGACAAAGATTTTGCGGCACGAGATGCGTTGCACACATATGCAGCAGCGACAAGCAATGTGGTTCTTTCAAAAGACATAATAAAATTTCTTAAAAGTTTAAATCCGGAGGTATAACCATGGCATTAAAGTTTGCAATTCAGACGGTTTTTGAAATCGCCGTCGTCATACTTATCATCTACGGCTTTATCCGTGAGGACAAGCTAATCGCCTTTGAAGACAAGGTAATAGCCAAAATCAGAGCAAAGAGGAGCGGGCGCGATGCAGGCACTCGAAAAGACAGCTGACGCGCCGGGGAGCGGGCAAAAATGGCGCAGGAAAAAGGTCTGTAAAAGCTGCTATTGGCTGCGGCAAATTGACTGTGCGAGCGACGGCTGGGACGGAAAGCGCTGTGCCTATACCTACATCACCGACCGATTCCGCGAGATCCCCGCGACAAACGATTGCTGCGCATATTATCTCAAAAAGAAAGGAGCAAAAATATGATGGAAGAGAATCATATCTTAATGCACGCCGATGTGCTTGATGCAGTGCTTGCCGACTATAGCGGCCGATTCGTCAGCCGCCGGGATTATAACGACGGCAAGACTTACGGCTATGTAACAAACCTTAAAAATCAGAACATGGCTATCGAGTATACGCACTACAAAAATCAGCTCGGCGAGCGTCATGCGCTGTCCGACAACGAGCGTTTTGACTTTGACAACCAGATGATTAAAAAATACATACCTCAAATGGCAGAGCGGGTCGAGGAAATCGAGCGCGAGGAGGGCTCTGCGCTGCGCTTGCCGATATCCGTGCCGGTGTCGATATATTTTGACAGAAGCCGCCGTGGCATGGACGAAAACGGCCGTCC